TTTTATCTTTTTTATATTGTATAACAAATACTTCACTTACAGATTCTTTTTTACGAGCGGCATTAATTTTATCTTGAACTTTATCCATATTAGTTACTGCTTTTTTAACTGTACCTTTCCATTTATTTGCCATTTTCGTATCACCTCTCTTAGCTGCGCTTTTCATTTTCTCTTGTGCACCTACCCACCTTTTTTCTAATTTTGAAAGTTCTTTTCTTAATGCAGAAATGTCTGCGTGTTTTTTCATTGAAGCTTTACTCTTTTTAGCTCTTTTATTATACTTGTCAACATTTTTTTGAAGTTTTTTTCCAAAATCTATTTCATTTTTAACTTTTTTAGGTAAACCTTTATGTTTTGTAGAAGCATAATCTTTAGCACTCTTTTTCTTCATACCTTTAGCAGCATCTTTTATAGCTTGAGATACCTCAGAATCTTTCAATTCACCCTTATTATAAGCATGAACCATTCCCATAAATCTTTGTTGTGCTTTAGATACTGATGGCATTAAAATGCACCCATTATTATACTATAATCACTAAATGTCTTTTTAGCTTGTGCAAATAATTTTCTATCCAACCTATCTCTTGCCTTACTTAAATCATTCATATCTCTCAAATACGTATGTACTGTATCTATACCTTCATATGCTTGTACTAATTTTTTATCACCAACTGCTTTAGCTAATGTTAATCTAGCTTCTGTATGATTATTTCTATCAGTAAGTTGCTCTATTTTATTAATAAGTGCTCCACCAAGTTCTCTCTTTTCTATTAACGTTTGGTGTTTTTCCATTACACCTTTAAATGTAGGAAGTGGTTCTCCAAACTTTCTATCAAATGCGAATTTACTTTCTTTTATAATTTCTTTTAATTTAATCATTTTATCTCTCTAGTTTGTTCTTGGCCCATCTTTCTTACGCCACTTTTCATTAATCTTATTATATGTTTTCCACATACCATCTAATTGTTTAGAAATACCTTCAACTTGTTTACCGATTTTCATCATCTCTTTATTATATTCATCAGTCATTTTACGAAAATTATTAAAATCATTCCAACCATATTGATCTGACTCTGTATATCCCCAATTTAATGTACCTTTTGCTACTATACCTTTAAATGCATCAAGTAAACTGTCTTGAACTGTGAGTGGATCAGATCCAGCCTGAACTTTAACAGCTTCAGTTAATTCAAATTCTTCATCAAGTCTCCAATCTCTCCATTGGCTCATCATTTTTTTATACTTAGACATTTTATTCTCCACTATGAGCTATATCAGCTTCTAAAAAAGCTTTTAAAACTCCACGTTTATACAAAACAGCAAGGGCTTTACTTGAATCACCACTTTTCACATATTTAGTTACTTCACCTACATATCTTTTAATATTCTGTTGAAGTTGTTTTCTTGTCATTACTCCATATCCCTCTATTTGAACCTTGGCGTCTAATGGAGTATCCACTCCTTTTTTTGGTGGAGTAATTTTTGCTTCCCTTACTGTTTTAAGTAATGACTTTAAACTAATCATTTATTATACTCCAGTTATAATGTCGTGAACAATTGATTCTACTTTACAATATTTTCCACACTCTATTGGAGTTCTTAATTCTTTTTCATCAACACTTTCAGTCATAGGATGCATAAATGCACCTTGAGTAGATGGATTTGATACAAAATCAAATGCTATAAGTTCAAAATCTGGTTGAACTTCTTGAGTTCCATCATTTTCTGCAACAGTCTCCACCGAACCAAGTCCACGAGAACTAATACCAAGTTTAATGCCTGCTTTAAACAGTTCTCTTAATATATTTCCAGCTGGAGTTCCTAAAACTTCAACTGTTCCAACTAAATCATCATCATTCCAATGCATTTCTGTAATATTGTGTGATACATTTTGTAAATTAACAACAGAACTCTCAGGATGGTCTAATTCTCCCATTGCTCTATTTTCTTTAATAAAAGAATTTGCATATTTGTTAGCTTCTCTTACTAAAATTTCTCTTGGATATACTCTACCGTTTTGATTTTTCGATTCAGCTCTTTGTAAAACTCCACGCACAACCAATTTTCCATTATTTTCTTTAATGGATTCATTTATATGTTCTACATTTACACTAAACGGCAAATGATCTACTAATAATTGTCTTGACATAATTATCTCACTCTTTTTTCTATTCTCATTAAACTACGCATAAACGCCGTTATATTTTTCTTATATTCACTTTCTAATTCTCTTGCTACCTTTACGGTATCTGTGCTGTTGCGTAAAATTTCAGATGCATCATACATAGTATTTCTGAATTTTCCCTCTAAATCTTTTAATTTACTTATTTTCTTTTTAAAACGTTTCATTTCCGCTGGAGTTTGTTCAGATAATACAGTATCTAGGGTAAGTTTCGGTAAAGGTTCACCAAATTTTCTCTCCCACACATAAGATTCTTTTAATATATTTTTTAATTTAATCATTTAACTTCTCAATTTGATGATTTCTTCCCTCATTGATTTCAACTGTTTAAGCCACTTATCAATAAACTTAATTGTTTCAACCTTATTTGGTTCTTCACCCCTAACTTTAGTTTCTTCTATAAGCCAACGCTTTTTCAAATTAGACAGACTTAAAAGCTTTCCTAAAAAATTAAGTCCATCTTTATTCCAAGATGGATTCTTCATTATATAAAGATTAATAAAGTTGACCGATTTTATTGGCTAATTTTACTAACCTTTCACTAATTTTTCTCATCGCCTTATGAGTATTTTTCCAATATGATCTTGAGTCAACACCCATTTCATTCTTTAATCTTACATTCATCTTTGTCAATTTATCAATTTCTGCAAGATGGTCTCGAATCTCTCTCATAGAATACCCAATTTTTTGTCTTGCTGTTAAAGATTCGTCATTTCTGTAATCGTGGTATTTACCTTCATTTACCTTTTTATATCCAGTAGAATTAGTTGCTATCTTATTTTCTTTTTCTTTATCTTTTTTTCTTTTTCCCTGGAATGCATATGGGGTTTTAGGTGGGCCTTCACCTCCATCTAAATTTGCAGTTACCGAGGCCTCTTGTAATTCTTGTTTTACTATTTCTCTAATAAACTTTCTTAAAAGCTCAATTTTTGTGGACATTCTTCAACTCCTTAACTAATTCATAATATCTCATAAGAGTTAAAACCTGTTTATCCTTAACAATATTTCCTTTTGAAAGACTATTTATTTGATTTACAGCTTCTGTTAATTTTATTTTTGTAATTTTATCTTCCACCTTTATCAATTCTTTTTTTAATTGATTTTTTACAGAAAAAGATTCAATACTAATAAATTCTTTTAATGAATTTGTATTAGAAATATTATTTATATATTTTTTCAGTAATGTCTTTTGTGATTCATTTAATGTTTTATATTTACTATTAAACTTATCTACAAGAATTTGATAAGTAAGCAATCTCAAATCCTTATCTTTTTCTTTATATAATTCTACAATTTCACTTTGTTTTTCTTGTTTAGTTATTTTTTTACTTGTAATGTGCTCTAAAACTGTAAATTTTGCATCAATTGATTCTTCTGGATGAAAATCCTCATCAATAGTTTCTGATTGAAATAATTTATATATAGAAGCAAAAACCTTATAATTTGATATTCTTGCATTAAAAAAATCAACTACACTATAATTATTCTTAATTTCTTTAATTAAATTATATTTTTCACGTCTTAATTCAGAACTACTAATTTTTTTTCTTGATTTAACAACAGCTTCAATTAATTGAAGTGCTTTTTCTTGTGAATAACAACGTTTTTCTGTTAATAGTTGATAAAATTGCAATTCTTTACCCAATTGAGTATTTTCATTAAAATATTGTTTTATTAATCTAACAGATTTGGATTCTTTATTATTTAAAACATCAGCTGTTATTTGTCTTGTCAATAATTCAAATAGAATTCCTGTATTCTTTATTTTAGAATGCTTCAATTTACGAGCCATTATATAATACTCCAATTTTTAATTATATTTACTCAAATATAAATATAAAGTTAAACAATAATTATTCATCTTCATCCCCGTTATTAACAGAAGTTACCTCTTTCTTGTATTCTGTCTCTAATTCCGAAGTTTCAGTTATAATTTCCCTATCCTTTTTGCCCATTGTTTTCTTTAATAAATCCAAATGAGCTAATGCAAGTGGTGTACCGCCTTTAAAGGTATGACCATATTTTGGACTTCCACTGGCACCTTTCTTTTTATCGTGAGCCCCTAAAGGATCTCTTCCCCTCACAGAACTATCTTTTCCGTGTTTGGGCCCTTCTGCTGGTTTCCCGGCACCCTTCCAGCCGCCAGGCGGTGAACCTCCTTCTGGCCCAAGATCATCCAATTCATGGCTTGTTCTTCCCATAGCCATATCTGATGGTGTTCCAGTGGCTTGTCCACTTTCTGCTGGATCATTACCTTCAGTCTCAATTTGACTTCTTCTAAATTTTTGTTGATAATCATCTATAATTTCATCACTAATTTCTTTTATTTCTTCTGTTGTAAAACCAAAAATATTTTCATAAATCCATTTACTTGACATTAAACCATCTCTAACCATTGACTCCGCCAATGAAGTTTTATTATTCCACAATTCAATTTTTTCTTGTTCATAAATTGTAGAAGGATTTGTCAGCCCCAATTCAAAATTAACTAATTCAGAATCAGTAAATCCTTGTGCATATAAATGAACTATTGCTATTTTTGTCAATTCAGATAATGTAATTCTCTGTAATCGTTCTATTGTGCGTGCAAACCGAACATCTTCTGCCGCCAAAGTTGCCTTCGAACCAACTTCTTCTTCATATCCAAGAAACGCTTTAGGTATTCTCAATGAAGATAAAAGTTTATTTTTAAGATAATCAATATCATCTATAGCTTCATAGGTCAAACCTGGTAGTGAATCAATACCTGTTCCACTATCACCACCACGAACAGGTAAAAAGAAATCCTCTGTAATATTTTGCATATTATACTTCAAATTATAGTCACCATCCGTATCCATAACTGGAGCCTTTTTCATCTTATTAACAATTTTTTCCATATAATTATCAACTTCAGCTGGTGGTATATTACCAATATCTAATTTAAAAACTCTTTTTTCTGGTGCTCTCATAATCCTATGAATTAACATAGCATCTTCCATAAGAGTTAATTGTTTCCAAATTTTACGACCACCTTCAATTTGTGATTTACCATACGGAAGATAATTAGAATCTGAAAGTAGTCTAAAATGTGCTACTTCATAATTTTCTAATTCTTGTCTTTGATGTGGTGTTTGCACATTTTTATAACTATGCTGTGATTCAAGGGTTTCCAACATAAATTTAACATAATGTGGGTTTTCTTCATCTAGTCCTTCAATTCGACTAACATCATAAACTGATAAGGGGACGACATTAGAAATACCATATTTCTCATCAATTTCTAATTGTAAAAAGAAATCGCCATACTTACACATATTACGAATCCAGGGCCATAAATTAAATTCTATATTAATAATATCATAAAATAAATTATGAAGAATAGTTTTAATATTATCATTATCTGTTTTAATTTCTAAAACTTCTCCATATTCTGATTTCATCGTAGATTCATCTGCATAAATATCTAATGCAGAAGATATAATTGCATCACTATCCATTGATTCATAATCTTTAAACAAATTCAATCTCATTGACTTTGTAAACATAGAATCTGAATATCCGCTTAATCCTGCACCAAGATAAACTTTTTGATATCTATCTACAAGAGAATGTTTTGCAATAGATTGAAATCTACTTGTATCAGCAACTTTTAATTTTCTACCACCAACATTTCTTACAATTACATTTGTAGAAAATAATCTTTGTAGTCTGCTGAATAAATTTTTCTGTGCCATCTTTTACCTCACTTAATTAATTAACCATTCTAATGATTCTTTTTCTTTACCTGTCTCCAAAATCCAAGAATCATTTTCATTCTCATTCTGTATATAAATTCCTTGATTAGATGATACGCCTGCTATTGCACGTTTTTGTAATTCTATACTCTCCGACCTTAACCGTAAAGCTGTTTCTCTAATCCATAACCCCATACCCAATGACATTACTAAATCATCATTGTAACCAAGCATTGCTTCTGCTCTTGGGCCGTTATATATAAACACAAATAATTCATCTACCAATCGTTGTGAATGAATCATAAGAGCTTTCTCTCTAAAAAATTCTTCTAATTTAGAAACAACTAATGGTCGTGTTTTTGATGTTAATGTAAATCCAGGAATAAGTTGTTTTTCTATTCTATTAATTTTATTATTTATTTGTTTCTGTGTATCTACATACTGTAAATCTTTACTCATATAAAATAAATTATCGTAATCTCTATCAATTACTTGCTGAATCGTTGCCCAACCAATATTATTATTTTCAATAACCAATAAAGCATCATTATATTCTTTTGAAATATTAACTAACATATTTCCATAATCTCTTGTTGAAATTTTTCCTTTATATTCTGCTACTTGTTCTACTTCCTCTATATCAATAACATGAAACGCAGAATAATCTGTTCCATCTCCCCTACTTACATCAGCACATACTATATAATCTTTTGTATAATTTGGTGGCTCCCATATCCAAATATTAGAATCAACTCCTCTTTTTTCCATTGGATCTCTCACAAACTCCACTCTATATTCTTCAATAATAATACCATCAATAACTGTTTTACCAGAGGTCAGAAAATCACAATCACATTCTTGAGCTGCCATTGACGGGCCAAGTAATTTATCTTGTTCTTTTCTCCATTCTTCATCTCTATCTGGATGTAAAGACCAATGTAATTTTGAAAAATTAAATTGATTTAATCCATCTTCAGCATCTACCCACGTTTTATGAAACCAATTACCAACACCATTCGGAGTAGAAAGTGCAATACATCTACCACCTGTTGCAAGTGTCTGTTGAGCTGATGCCCAAATAGAATCTATTTTTTCAATAAATGCCGCCTCATCAAGAATTAATAATGACAAAGATTCTGAACGGCCTGCTTCTTCTCTACTTGAAATAGCTTTTACTTGTGACCCATTTTTATATCTTAAA